TGTGAGAGAAGTGCCCCCTCTATCTGGTCCGAGCACATAGCCCCTATCGAGGGAACCTCTTCCCTTTTTTCTTAAGTGCCTCTTTGGCATCCTCAAAAAGTTGTTTATCTGCTGTCTCTGTGGTTTTCCCTCTACTTATAAAGCTATATACTCTAGCCCTAGCCCATTGATCTTGAGTTGCTCCGGGTCTGTGTCCTACTGCCCAAGCTGCTAACCCTTTATCATATACCTCTTGAATTATTCCTTTTGGTATATCGGTTACACTGGCTACTGCTTTAATGAATCTCTCTCTCTGGGATCCGGTTTTCTTAGTAGTCTCCTCTTGGATAACTGATCGGAGTCCAGAGGCTTTGATTCTCTTTGTATACTTGCTTGGCTTGGTTTCTGCTTTGGTATCACCAGGCAACTTCTCAAAGCTCTTCTTCCCTTTCTGTCTCTTTCGGATCTCTGCTTTACGCTTATCACTTGTTGACTTACTCAAGCCTTGAGTATATTTCTTCGGTACTTTATTTGCCATAACCTTTTCTCTTTGTCCTTTGTTTCTTAGGCTTTAAAGGTTTCTTTTTTCTTTTGTATACGTTCATCTCCGATAACTCCTATGGGCTCTTCGTAGTCTCCTATTCATATTCTTTTTATCCTTAGCTGTATACTTGGGAGCTGTTGGAGTAGTCCCTCTTAACTCTCCATCCCTGTACATTCTAAGGGCTATAGCTTGGGCTTGGTCCAAAGCATATCCCTCTCTCTGTAGTTGCTGGACCTTGTATGTGATTAGTTCGTTATCTCTAGCACTTCTAGCCATCTGTATCATCTCCTCTTAATATCTTAATTGTTGTTAATATTGTTCCTATCAATCCCATACAAGGGAATTGTTCTTTCTTAATATCTAACATCACTCCAATCATATCCCACTTAGCCTCAATGTAGATCTCTCCATTCACTGATATAATAGATGTATCCCCTATCTCTTTGTATTGGATAGCATCGTGGAGCTGTTCTATCTGTAGTCTGAGTATCTCTTGAGCTTCCTCTATGCAGAATGGAACCTCAACCTCTAAGCCTTGGAATATCTCGGATAGTATTTTGCGATCTTTGGGTAGTTCATTAACAATCTTCATAACATAATATAACTCATCGGAGCCCCTTATGCCTACGGTAACAGTACCAAAAAACATACAACTAATAGCCAAAAGAGCTATTGAATATAATCTATCTCTATCCATATCTAATAGAGCTGCATATAAGGATGAGGATGGAAAGAGAAAGCCTGGAACAGGGATGAGGACCGCTAGAAAATTAATCTCTGGTAAGGTAGATCTGGAGCAGCTTATTCTTATGAGAGCTTGGTTTGCTAGACACGGAGAGAGCCCTAAAGAATCTAAGGCTAGACAGGATAAGACATCCAAAGCCTCAATTGCTTGGGCTCTCTGGGGTGGTACTCCAGCTCGTAGATGGGTTAACCGTGCTATAAAACAGATAGAATCTGATAATTAACAGATAATAACAGATAATTAACAGATAATAACAGATAGATGATTCTACGATAACTCCGTTACTCTCTAGATCAGAGTGTACTTTTTGCCTATATTCTAGATCAGTTCCCTATAATTATAATAATACTACTACTATTATTATTCTCTATATAAACTAACTACTAATTATCTTTGTTTTTTGATATTTTGTACTGTAGTACTCGATAACGTAGCACTTTTAACCATCTGTTATTATCTGTATCTTATCTGTTATTATCTGTATTTTAAACTGATCTATCTGTATAGAAACTGAAAAACCCCCTTGGATGAGCAAGGGGGTTAACCAATAAACAAGAGGAACTCTCGTATATACAGTATATCAAATTCTAGAATAACAATCCACTATCCCAGATCTTTTCTCCAATCCATTGGCTACATTGTGGAACTATTGCATTTCCTAGGGCTCTGATTCTGTTCTTTCGGATTCTGTTAGAGGCTCGGTCCATCCTATTGGAAACCCCATCATCTCTTCTAAAAACTGGGGGTTGAGTTGGAAACGTTGCCCAATAGCCTCCTCTTTTGTTATTCCCGTTGATAGTACTACTTGTGCTGGTAGACCCATTCCCACCCCTCTCTCTTTTGTGTTGTAGTCTCTTTTGGATGGTGTCTCCCTTTTCCAATCGCTTGAGGTTGGAGTAGGTAGCATCCCTTTCTCTATCATATACATTAGAGGTCTCCCCCCTTGGCTGTATCGTGTTCTGTGTTCTGATCCTGTTGCTGTGGGTGTTGGGAGTAGTCCTCCGCTTACAAGCGAATCCGCTGGGATACGCGACACAAAACCACCTGTCTCTCTTATGGGGAGCTCCAAATTGTGAAGCTGATATAGTGACCCATTCCGCATCATACCCAATCTCGGATAGCGATCCAAGTACTGCTCCCAGTCCTCGAACAGTGATAGCTGTAACGTTTTCCAAGATTGCGATTCTGGGTTGTAACTCGTTGATAATTCTGTGGTACTCCCACCAAAGACCAGACCTCTCCGCATTGATTCCTCCTCCTCTTCCAGCCAAGGATATATCTTGACAGGGAAAGCCTCCACATAGAATATCTACAGGGGCTACATTGTTTTTGTTTATAGTTCTAACATCATCATAAATTATTGAATCTGGCCAGTGTTTTCTCAAAATACTTTGACAAAATTGCTCTTGTTCTACTTGCCACACAGTTCTTAAGCCTTTAATAGCTCTCTCCAATCCCAACTCAAAGCCACCGATCCCAGAGAAGAGAGAACCTAGCCTCCATTCTTTTACTTTCTCCATACTCTTTTTCCCTCCACTATAGTCTGTTTATATCCATAATCTCTAGCGATCTGGGCTATTCTTCTAGCGTTTCCAGAGTGTTGCTGTGAAGTAGATAGCTCCAGATAGATCATTATCTGACTGGTGGTATTAAGACCTTGAGTGATAGCCTCTCTAACTCTTAGAGCCCAAGGATCATCTATAATGTAAGCCTCTTGGAGATTGGATAGCATCATCTGAGACTCTCTCTCCAGATGCCATATCTCTTTATTCCTAAAAGCATCCATAGCCTCAGCAAAGAGTTGTACCCGATTATCTATCAAGTATTGGTTATCTAGTTCACTTACACAGGTTATGGGCCAAACTCTTCTCTCTGGACCATCGGACAGGAATTGATAATTGTTTGAGGTCCCAGCAAATACTACTCTCCGCTTATAGGTCTTAGGGAATTGCTGATAAGATGGTCTGAACTTATCCTCTCCGCTAGATATAAAAGCCTTAAAATTGTCCGCTGTTCTCCCTTGGAGAGAGTGTAGTTCTGCTAACTCCCAGAGCCAAGTTTCTGTACTGTGTATGAGTTCCAGAGAGTCCTTTTTGGAGATGTCTATGGGACTATCAGAAAACCAATCATCTCCAATAAGAGCCCTCAATGCTGTACTCTTTCCCAGTCCTTTCTCTCCACACAATACCAAGAAAGTATCCATCTTACAGCCTGGAAAGATAATCCGAGCCACCAGAGAGATCATCCACTTTCTGCTCATCTCTCGGATAAGTTCATCTCCTCCATCTATCCTCTGAGCCTTAAACACCTTATGGAAGAGATGGTTAATCCTTGGATGCTGATCCCATTGTAGAGAGTTTAACCAATCCTTAATCGGCTCCTCTATATTTTTATGGGCTACCCTTAGCACTGCTCTCTTAATATCGTGACTTGGATACTTTATTCTGTAGCATCTCTCTACATGTAGTCCTATGTCCTCAAGATGAGGATCCCATAACTCCTCACTCTTCCACTTGATCTTATTAGAGTGATCATTGTAGCAGAGAGTTAAGAACTCTGGATCATTCTCTAGGATGATCGCTAGGTTGTTTCTAGTGGTGTATGGTTTCGGGGCTCTAGTTAGATAGCCCTCTTTATCAAACTTTGGATCAGACTTCTCCAGTCTGTCCCAGGTCTCTATATCGGCTCCCTCTGGAGCAAATTTATACTCCGCATCAATGCCCATCTCCTCCGCTACTTGGAGGAGTTTTCTCATCTTTTCATTCATTGGTCCTCTTTATTCTATTGGTTTATTGGTTTTGTTTTCTTTGGCTCTAAGTCTCCTCCTAGCCATCTGATATTCTCCAGTCTGTTCTAACATATTCATAATGTATCGATCAAACTCTTCTCTATCCTCAGATAATATCTCCGCTACTGCTAGGAACATATCTAGCGGAGGCTGTCTATCCCATCTGAATACTCTTAATAGAGCCTCTCTATTATATCCAGTTCTTCGAGTTAGATACTCTACATCCTTATTTTGATCTCTTAATTTTCTCCAGATATACAATCCAAACGGATGTAGCCTAGCTGGAATATATCCCATATCTCTATGTTTCATAACAGGTCCTCCAATCTCCCCCACCATCCACATTTGTTTACTCTATTACAGTGAGGATATAAAACAGTGTAAGGATAAGAGGGATCAATACTATAATACACATCATACTCTCCACAATTCGGACATCGAATATTTCTAGCAGTGTTTCCCTCTACAGAGGCTCCGATCTTCTCTGCTATTCCCAATCTGAATGAGGCATTATGGAACAGAGCCTCCATTCCCATCTTGGATCCCTCTGTCCTTGGTTGCCATCTCTTATATCTATTCTTCTTTGGGTCCTCAAATACTATCTGAGAATAATCCAGAGAGAGATACTCTCCCTCATTATAATCAGTATGCTGGATGATAGAGGCTCCGTTATAATCTGGAATAGCATATCTATAATACATCCTAGCCACATCTGTTATAGCTGAGCTATCTGGAGAGCCTACTCCAATGGTATTAGCCCATAAGTTCTTAGCAGCTATAGAGGCTCTTCTCCAGTCTTTGGCTGGTATTGGTTCCGCTAATGGGAAGATAATTCTGTATTTGTGTTTCTCTTCAGTGTGAGAGAATGAAGTGTGGAATAGATAATTGTACTTTTGGAACTTGGTTCTCTCTTCTATGCTGGTTCCATCATCTAGATCATACACTAAACAAGAGATTTGGATGGCATTGGCTCCGCACCTGTTACCGTTAAAGATGGTAGGACTCCATAGAGGTAAAGAGTTCTTCTCTTTTACTGGATAGTTCTTAGATGGTTTCAGTAGTCCCCTCTTGAGATTATGTAGGTCTATCTCTATAGACTGGGGGACCCTTGAGAATCTATTCTCAAACAGTGATATCTTAAACATCCTCCCCCCTAGAATAGTTTGATCTGTCTAGAGTATTCATTGAACCTCTCTACAGTCTTTTTGTGATACTCCGCATCAATCTCCCAAGCATCTAGAGAGATTCCAGCATCATAACAAGCACAAGCGATAGATCCAGAGCCTAGATGAGTATCCAGAACAGTCTCTCCAGGCTGTACAAATTTATCTAGTAGCCATCTATATAGCTCTATTGGTTTCTGGGTTGGATGGATCTTACCACTGTATCTATTATCAAATTTGAATAGCGGAGCTGGTTTATCAAAGGATGTCCAAGCCATTTCCCATTGAGAGAAGTTGGTCCAAGGTTGGACCTTATCCCAAGCTATTATACATCTGCTAGGGGGTAGATCAAAGTAATTCCCACCCCAGATAATTTGATTCTGTGATACTCTCATAAGCTGCTCGAAGTACTCTGTACTGGGTGCTTTGTCCCAGCCTGTAGCCTTGCCATAATGAGCAAAAAACGCTCTATTTCCATATTGTCCCTCTCCTTTTAGTCCTCCACCTTGCCAACTCTTTTTATCTAGTCCATAAGGTGGATCTACTATTGCAATTGTATATTGGTTATCCTCCATCTCTCTCATAGCCTCCAAGCTACATCCAAGATGGATATTAATCTTAGGCATCATCTCCCCATTCATATACTGTAAAAAGTGTATGAGGCTCCTCATTCATAGCCCCATAATAATCGCTACAAGATATTGAACACACCCTATTATCATCCTCCCAAACTCTAGCCACGGTAAGAGTATCAAGTACCATCTTCAATAGGTTATCTGTATCTGGTTTGGTAACTTTCCAGATTCTACCTGTGCTCACAGAACTCCTCTGGAGCCTCTGTGGTCTACTGTGCACAAATGTTATCTGTATGCGGAGAGGACCATCAAGGGGAGTCCACCCATCTGCTAAGGTTGAGGCTATACTCTCAACAGCCTCCTCCTTATACTCTCTCGAGGTCTTAGGAGTGTATGTAGTACCTCTCCTAGTCATCCGAGGCCTTCCCATTGGTTTGGGTGGACCCGTTAGAATCCCTTGATAGCTTAACTTCCACATGTTTAACGTTCTAACTCTACCATTTCGGATAAGATTAAGTATTGATTTTCCCAATCCTCACAAATTAGCCTAGAGATTCTCACTAGACTGGTAATAGATGGTAGAGATTGACCGCTGATCCACTTTGCAATTGCTCCCTTTGTTATCCCACATAGATCCGCTAGGTCTTCTTGGGTGTATTCACTCCGATGGATTAGCCTGGAGAGTGTCTGTGGGAATACTGGATCTCTTAATGCCTTGACCTTTTTCTGAGCCCAGCTAACCATTTTCTCTTTAGATTCTGTATCCACATTACTATAGATTCTACCTTGATAATGTAGTTGAGCCTCCCAGACCCAGGTACAATACACAGAACTCCAATATCTATGGATGTAGCCAATCTTAACCCCTTGGAGATGTATCTCCTCACTGGGGCTCTTTCTATGACACATCTCCCGATATTGAACCCTCCCATTTTCTCTTATATACTTTCTACGCTTGCTCATTCTGTACCTCCTAGATCTAGCGTGTACTGTGTTCTGGCTTTTCTCTCTACTGTTATTATGGTGTCATTGTGTGCCCCTCCATGAGCTACCATAAGAATCTCTAATATTTCAAAACCTCTATTCAATCCCAGTCCATTAGTATTCCAACCAAAGGAGATACATAATCCAAACGGCTTGATCAGTTCTGCAATTTTATCCTTTCTCTGGCTCCAGAAAGAACTTTGTGTATCTTGCATCTGTACCTTTTTACCGATACCGTTATAACATTCTTTTATCTGTCTAGGACTATATGGAGGATCAAAGAATACACCATCCAGAGAGAGATTATCAAACAGATTTAGGAACTCCAAAGCCTCCAGATTATAATCTGTATTAAACTCTGGATTGAGATCATTAGTTACACAATCATAGGTATTATTTCTAGCAAATGGATCGATCCATTTGTGTCCTGTTATAAAGTATTTAGTAATTAGATGGTGTATTGGTTTAATGCTAAAAGTATTTTTATTAGGCATAGCCCACTCTCTACGAATTCTCATTCTGTACCTCCATTAGCAAATTCACAGAGTCCCCACTTTTCACAAGTTGGTTTCTCCGTATCGAATAAAAAGAATTGTGTTCCTCCTCTGCTAGTCATTGACCAAGATCTCATCTGATCAATTTTCCCCCCTTTAAAGTATGTAATATCATATATATTCTCTAGTACTCTAATAATAGAGATCCTTTCCTCTGATATCTTTCTGATTTCTGCTTTTCTAGCCATTATACAGGGATAGCATCCTACTCTACTATGACCATTCAAATACAAAGCATTAGGTAGAACATTATGTCTATTGTGGATATCTATAACCTGTTTTTCTGTCCAGTTTAATAGAGGTCTGTGTGTATAACATTCGAATGTATCGAAGTACTCCCATTCTTTATACTTAGACCTTTTAACAGATTCCTCCGCTCTTATTCCTACTAGATTAACATAGTCCTCTTCTAAGGTTCTTAGATACCTTGTATAGGGTCTTATCTTTAGTCTATCAGTACAATATTTGTGTGGAGTAGCTGGGAATTTACCCCATTGTACAACATATCTAATAAAGTCACTCTCAAAGCCTAATTGATTCTCTAGCCTAGAAACTAATTCCCTGTTGGCTGGTGCTATCGCTACATTTGCTCTTAGTCTTATTATAGGTCCTATGTGATTCTCAAGATAATCTAGATATTGATAGGTTGTTATATCCTCCCATCCTGTATCACAGAATACTCTAGTAAATTCTGTTATAGAGAATCCATTCTCTATAAGGTTTAGACACATAGCTGTAGAATCTTTACCACCAGATACAGATACTATGATTTTTGTATCTGCATACATCTCACGATAATTAATCACCCTGTACCTCTCCAGTGATTATACTTTGGATAATCTCACTCATATTGGGATTCTCTTGGTTTCCTAGAGGGTGACACGGTTTAACAAACCACTTATCAGAACTCTCAAACATTAGTTTACGGACTCTCACAGTCTCATTCTCTATGGTCTTTGTAGTGTTAAATAGATAGCCTACAGCAGTGAAGAACTGCATTATTTCATTAGCTGTTTTCTTTCCCTCGAACTGTGGGAGGTTGCTTAGTGTTGCTCCCTCATCATCTGTGGTCCTATCTGCTAGGGCTGTACATATAATATGAAAAGGTAGATCTCTAATCTTACGGATAAAGGATTGCATCTTCTTAGCTAGAGTACCCCATTCTTTAATAGAGAGCTGTTCTTTATTCCCAATAATCTCATCCTTAAACATCCTCTGGATCTCAGTTATTGAATCAAAGACCAAAGTATCATACTTATCTAACTTCCCTGTATTGGCTAACTTGATAATCTCTCTGAGTTGTTCAATGGTGTTAATTACTACGATATCCGCTTGAGGGTTAGAGTGTCCTACACTAACCGCTCCATTTGCCTCCGTAAGCATTATTAAGGGATTGGAGGCTGTAGCAGATAGCCAAGTTTTTCCAGTTCCAGAGTTAGCCCAGATCAAGATCTTAGCATGAGTATGTCCCTCTTTTAGAGCCTCTTTAGCGTTTTTAATTTCTATTGTCATTTGTACCTCATAAATTTATAGATATTGTTTGAATAGAGAGTATCATTGATGGGCTAGAGTCCATAGCCTTTTTAAAAGCTCTCCAAGGTCCCATATATCCCATAATCTCCATAGCCCTCTCTCTAGCCTGGGATTGGGTTTTGTGTAGTTCTGTCTGTACCTCCTTAGTAACTCTATCAATCATTACTAGGATGTAATAAGTCTGGATTCTCATACTCCACCAGTAACAACCATACAGAGAAACACTAGCAGCTTAATCATTGGAGCAAAGAGGAGAGCCATTCCAAAAGCCATCCATCCCAGTCCTATATCCTTTCCCATCTTTCTGGCTCTTTCTCTAGTCATCTTGTACCTCCTTTAATGTTCTATACCGTTTAGAAATTCCATAACTGCATTATCGATCTCATCTGTTAGGTATCTGAATTTCTCTAAAAGCTCTTCGTAGTTATCAAGATTGTCTAGTCTCTCTTGGAATTCTTCTCCTTTTTCAGATTCTAGCCATCTTTCGCTCTTTTCCATCTGATAAGTTTCATCATCATCTCTAGCGCTGCTAATCAATGTTTCTATTTGATCAGCTATTTGGTTTCCCATATCTGCTAAAGGTGAGATTTCTTTCTCAATTGCTTTTCTTAACTTATTTACTGTCCTACGTTGCATTTTGTACCTCGTTTATTGGTTTATTGGTTTATTGGTTATACTCATTGAGTATACTTTCTTATATCATATAAAAAAGTTTACTGTCAAGGATTATTATTATTATTTTTTATCCCTCCCTCATTTGTTCTCTTAAGCCACCTCTGATCTGCCATCTTTAACTCTGGTAGATACAGCAACATCTCAAACACTAATTGTGTAGGTCTACGGTCCAATGACTCTCCGAATACTTCACACATCATCACAATGTTATCTATCCTAGGGAGATTAACATCTCTCCCCCAGGCTCTTACAGAGTAGTGAGATACTCCGATCCTATCTGCTAGAGCCCTATATGAGTATCCTGTCTTACTCATATATAGCTCTATCCATCCTCCCAGAGTCATACTAACTCCGCTCTCTTTATGTGCTTTCTGTACCATCTTTCACAATCCCTCTTGAATCTGTTCTCTGTTGTGTGTAGCATCTTTCCTATCAGTTTCCCTCCAGTACAGATCCTACGTGCTCTCCGATCACCTATACAGACCACAATACAATCTCTGAAGAGATAAAATGTGAATCTAGTTTTAAGTTTTCTAGAATATTTTGAATAACTCATAACTCCTCCAATTGTCTATAATATTATAGCATAATTAATTCCCTTTTCTCACGTTTGTATGTGGTACATATACACCCAAGAGAGAGAGAATGGGAACAATTGAAAGATTAAAAGAGTCTGATCGCTTATGGTTTGGCTGGGTGGTTCCCAGTATTAGAGATTGGTATCCAGGCTCTTTCGAGTCCACTCTTGGAACCGATCTAGATATGCAGAATGGAATTGATTATATCTACACCCATAACGATACTAGAATAACCATCTCCGCTAGACTATGGAAGAGCCATCCATATCAACATTTCTCTATGAGATATAGGAGATCCATCTATCCAGAGATGGGACTAGAGATAGATAGTAGGCTTAGAGCCATTAAGAATGGAGAAGAGATAAGTGATCTTACTATGGAGGGCTTTCTCTACAAAGGTAAGTTGTATATGGGTATCATTAACACCCATACCCTCTATACTGCTATAGATGGTATGGTCCCTTTCTTATCGGAGTTCTATGTACAGAATACTGGACCAAAGGATATTACAACCTTTAAGAGGGCTCCTTTTGATCTATTCCATCCAGAGGATATCTCTAAGATAATTACACCTGTGATCGGATGTGAGACTTAATATCCTTGACATCCTCTTTAATAACTGTCACTTCCTTATCAAGATCCTTGAGATGGATTGTGAGAGTCTCTAATGATTCCCTGTACATCTCCCGATCTTGATCGTGACTGTGAACAATACTATCTATCTGGGCTAGATGTCTAGCTACCCATTGAGGTACATTCTGACCTATCCATTTGAATATTACCCATAGAGCCATAATACAGAGACCTAGGGCAGCTACTGGACCAGTGATAATTTGCATAATTAAATCTTCAGTCATTTTAACTCCAGTCTATAATTCCAGAGGCTATCATATCACCAATAACCTCTAATTGAGTAAGAGAAAGATAATCTCTATGTGTATCTATGAAAAGGGGCTCCGCACAAATAGCAATTGGAGATCCTACTCCCTTAATTGTATTGTATGCGTTTTTGGTCCAATCCTCTGGAGAGGCTTTCTTAGGTAGGCATCTTTTAATCTTAGGGAATTGATCCTTAATGGTTTTCATTCTCTCACAGATACTCTCCGCTAATAGAGCTCCCTGTGTGGACTGGTGGTGATAGAACATTGAACAATAGTCTCCTCCTCCAGCGTTAAGATGTAGAGAGAGATAGACCTGTTTCTCTTGGAAGTGTCTAGCATATTCATTTACTCTCTTATGTCTCTCTGGATATCTCCCATCTGATAGAGGCATCACCTTAACACCTTGAGAGATTAGTTTGGACTCTATGATCAGAGATAGATAACCTGTATAGATTGCCTCTAGTCCTAGTCCAAATGATGGGACTGGATCCAAACTGGCTCCTCTATCGTAAATATTGTTTGGCTTGCCTACGTGCTGTCTATCTAAGAATACTATCATAGCTCTAATATACTCTGCTTTGATGTGAAATACAGCTATCTTATCTCAGATTAACCAGAGGGTTATCCTCTATATGGACTATAAACCTCCAGCGATTATCGCTCCAACTCTTTGACATCACTTGGGCTTTATGGTTTGAGAATCCGACTCTCTCCGAAGTGAGAGAGATAACCTCTCCTAGGTCTATATATCCATACTTTGGAGCTGCTGATATCTCCACAGCATAAGCAGAGAGAGAATGATATCTTATCTTGTCTCTGGCTATTCTGATCGCTGTGGTTAGGTCCCATACAAATGGAGCAGTGATCACCAATTCTCTCAATCCATATCTAGAATAACTGATCTGGGCTAGAGGGTCTTTGAATGTCAACCCTCGATCCTCTGTTGCTAATGGATCAATCACAACCTTGGATCTATATGTATCTGAGGACCCAACATAACCAAATTGGATCGTGACTTTGTTATAGATATCCTGTTCCAAAGGAGTCATAGGGCTAATGATCTCAAACTCTCCGCTATCTTGTATATGATGAGTAGGCTCTATTGTTTGGGAGTACATATATAGATCCAGATTGGGCTTGAGTCCCTTTCCAGAGTTAACCACTTCAATGGGAAGTAGATTCCAGATATTATCTCTCAACCAGTCAAAAGCATTTACCTCCAGATCATTGACATACCCTCCAAACTTGTATCTATTGAGGATTGGTTCCAGTCCTCTCCAAGCTCCAAAGTCATAATCTAGATCTGATATCTCTAGTACATAGAGAGAGAGGTCCACTGAACTGGTTAGAGGACCATCTCCCAATACATTAGGGATCCCACCATTAGACTCTCCCCAGCTAACAAAGTAATTCAATTGGAATTCTGGATTATTAACTTGGAAGCTATTGTCATCTATATTGGTTCCCTCAGTATTAGATACATAATAAGGAACATAGCTATAGATCTCTCCATTCTGATCAGTAGCCTGGAGGATGTTGTTTCTCATATTCCCTCCAACACTGTCGTAGACTCTAGCAGTCCCCTCAACTATATCGTGATAAGCTACGAGATAGTGAACTGTTAAAGTAGTCCCAGTTCCACCAGCCCTGTAAGCTGGAGCCATTGGAATTTGATTAGTGAATATAATGTTATTCTCTTCATCCTCTATGGGTGAACTGCCAAGAGTACCAAATACAAAGGGAACAATTTTCCCCTTGCTTTGTTCTATGATTCCAAGAGAGGCCCAACTAGCCTCCTCCTCTTTGATTACGTGCTTATCTCCTAGGAGTTTTACCTCTCGAACATTAATTGAATTCTCTATAGAGAATGAGATTCTACCCTCTGGCTCTTGAGGGTCTCCGAATATTGAATCAATTGCTCTCCCAGTAAATATCTTAACTGCATCTTGAAGAGTGAATGATGTTTTATCTTTACTCACTACGACCAAAGACAGATCACATTTAGCATCATTTAAGGTCCTACCCCTAGTCCACTCCTTAACCCAATTTATCTCCTCAAATACAATACTGATCGCTATCGTATTAGCCTCTAGATCCACTCCTACTCTCTTGCTCTGTAGGTTTATAGTTGGATCGCTTAAGCCTCCTCTGTATGGAATACTTTGATTCTCAGCTATATCGGTTATGCTGATCGGTATTGTTGAGAATCTGTAGGGAGTACCATAATACTCGATATTCAATAAAAAACATACATCTCCATTTTGGATAGTACTAGGCTTAATTGTGTCCATCTACTCAATCTCCTCTAGATTGATAGTAGCCACTCTGAACAGTTCATTATCTAACTCATCTCCCAATACACTCTCAATTGTAATTGATCCTGTAGTTCTAGCCAATAGATGATCATAGTATCGGTTTAATAGTTGATCATCCGCTTTCTTTATTACAGGGATATAAATTAGAGGCTTTCTATTCTGTAGATATCTAAAAAGCCCTTGCATAAGGAACGGAGCATCTCCATAATTAGCGACTGGAAGAGCCCCAGCTGTGTTGGTTACTTTCCAATAGTCCGGATCTCTAGATTGGATCTTCGTTGTGTCAATTGGCTCTGTCCAGGCTACAGAGGCTACTCTCCTCCCATCGCTCATCTTTCTAGAGAAAAACATACCATCTAGAGTCTCAGTATCTTGATTATTCGGTTGATAGGATATAGTTCTCCCTCTTTGATACTGAGGAGCTGGATAGGCTACAGAACCCATAACCATAGACCCGATCTGATAGTATCCCTCAAGCGTGGTCTGAGTTGGAATAGATATAGCTAGAGCCCTCTGTCCAAGGTTTACTCCATCCAGTCTACTCTTGAGATATGTAATACTATTGGGTATTAGCTTTATGGTTCCACTTGCTGGGATAGTAGAGTGATCTGTTAGGTCTGTATCATACACCAATACACATCTCTTTCTATCACTATTCTGTCCCCATACACCCTCAGAATTCTGGATAATCTTAACTATCTTTTTGGTTTCTCCACTGGTTAGAATAGCCCTCCATCCTATAGCCTCTCCATAATGGAGATAGAATTGGTTCTCTGTTATGTTGGATTCTAGAGTAGCCCCTCTTAGAACGTAGGTCCCAGAAAGCCCATCACTAACATCTACAGCAGCTAAGGTAACCCAGCTCCCACCATCCCAGCTCTCAATATTAAAGTTCTGGAAGTTAATATTTCCTAGATATACTCCGAGAGTATCAGAGAGCCCTAGACTTTTGATAGTAGAGCCCACATTCTTATCCATCAATAATGGAATTCTCTCTGTTTGGGTGTCATCCTTTGATCTCCAAGTCACTCTCGGAGAGAGGGATATACTGTAGAATATATTATCTATAGGATAATCATATCGAGAGTCTATTTTATATGTATCCTCTCCCCTTGCTGGTGAGTCCTTTGCTGTGATAGATAGCCCTCCATCTATATAGATGAATTCTCCATACGCTGGATATTGGGCTCCTCTTAGGTCTGTATTATATTCTCCAGCTTCTTCTCCACTGGATACACTTACCTCTTGCCAATGAGACTCCAGAGAATCCGCTGTGAGGGCTAGATGTCCCCATTCTATGTAGTTCCCTGTACCTGTTGCATCTAGGTTTATTCCAGAGATGCTTTGTAGTGTCCACTTCTTAGCACTCTTAGAATCTGCTGTCCTGTAGAATACCTTAGCATCTGACCCCTTGAACACAATTACAAACTCGGTGGAGTTGGTCATATCGTGAGTAATTGTAGCCTTAGTCCCTGTAGAGTCCTGTACTAGCACTTGGGTAGTAGAGAACCTTAATTTTAAGGTCCTAGAGTTTGCTGTGTTGTCTTGGAATATCCTTAGAGCAATTCGATCAGTAGCATTGGAGGAGTTAGCATCTACTTTTAATCTGGCTCTAATAACTTGACCTTGAGTAAAGTATGACCCTGTGTGAGTGTATCTATACTTTCTCGTTTGGTTTGCTGATTGGATTCTCAATCCATTCTCTACAAGAGTTTGAGTAGCTGCTCCGGTGGTTGTGTATTGGCTGGAGGTAGCTGGTAGCATCACAGGGATATAAGTTGAATCCCATCTCATATACTGTGATCTGGATGGTTGGTCTACTCGTTTGGGATACCCAAAAGAACTATAACCATTCAAGGCTAGATACCATACTGAATTGGTATTGTGTCCAAATATCTTAGCTCTCCCCTCGTGGACACAAGCTGACAATTGAAACAATCGATCACTATTGGATCCATAGTCTAAGATAATAGCATCATTAACAGAGGAGGCTCCAGATCCAGAACTTCCATAGGTCCAAGTTTCTCCCAGATCATCACTAGAATATAATTGGAGCCTACCATCTCCAAACTTTTGAGCCACTACCCAGAGCCTACCATCTTGGAACCATATACAGGAATTACCATTCTGGACCACTGCTCCAGAGATATCTCCAAACTGTCCTCCCACAGATACATCTATGTTTTTTAGGTTGTTTGTTTGCCATCGGGTGGAACTTGCTCTGATGCCTGGATTGGGTATTTTTAAGAATACCAATCCCCCAGATCCATTGATATAACTAATTCCAATTGTCCCATCTGGAAGAGTGATCGGGCTTGGTTCGTGAAAGTCTCCATTGGTATTGGATGAGATAGCATCCACCAAAGAGAATGAGGTTCCATTATCTCTAGAGACATATTGAGCTAGAGAGTTTCTATTGGAGGCTACACATTCTACAAACAGAACCACAGTAGAATCTACTGTAATCATTCTCATTTTTTTATTGGTAAAGGTTGTACTATCTATGGGATTCTTTAATCCTCTAGAGGAGACCTTGGTCCAATTGTCCCCGTTATCTGTAGACCTATGGATCTGGATATTCACATCATTATTGAGAGTATAGGTAAAGAAAGCAACCAATAGCGATCCATCCTGTGTTCTAGTTATACAGGGGAGCCCATTAGAGTTGGGAGTACTAACTGGTATAACACTTACGAAAGTATTGAGAGCAGTTATAGATCCATTCTTATCCTGTCTCCGTATAGAGATGGTGTATCTACCACCAGAATCCAATACCTCAGATACTACCCAAACTCTACCCTCTAGATCAGATACACAATCAGATTGAAAGTAAGAGCCTACAGCTGCAGAGGATGAGAACTTCCAGAATCCGCTTTCTGTTAAGATATGATTGGCATCCTGTCCCATCTCAATAGTATCCACTCCGCTCCAAGTGAATTGAGCCTCAGAGGGAATTCCTCCCTCTGTGGTGGTTACTGTTATGTTTTCAGATTGGGTCCCAATAGCACTCAATACCAATCCGGTCCCAATGTTTTGAGCCTCTGGAATTCCCGATCTAGGATTAGCCTGGGAGTAAGTACTCTGAGCAGTCCATAGAGCATCTTTAGCGATCCCAATGTAGGGAATGAGAAAGCCTCTTATATTATCTGGTGTTATATCAGCCATAATTAATATCCTCTAATACCAACCATCTTGGGAGTACTTAACCCAAGATCCTTGGCAAATCTTCCGAAGTGTTTAAAAGGTTGTATAACAACCACTTGAGATCTAGCTCCTCCATTCTCTTGGAGATTCTTAACCCCTTGCTCTCCTCCCAGTCTCCTTACTGTGGATCGGTCCAAGATAGCCTCTCCAGCTAATACTCTAGCTGTAGCCTCATCTGGAGCCAATCCCCCCATGTGGAAACTAGGCATCTGTTGAGATTGAACTACTCCAGCCTGTGCTACACCTGTAGCCACTGCTAGAGCTGCACTTATAGCATTGAATGGGATCGGTAATTTCTGAGCTGCGATCACTGCCTCCGCTGTACTCATAGCGATCTCAGCTAATGCCATTCCTTTCTCAAATCTAAACAGTGATCGAAGTTGTTTCTGTTTCTGTTGATAAGCTGCTTGTTCTATATCACTCAGAGCAGATATCTCCTCTTGTTTCTTTCTTTGTCCCTCTACATCAATTGTATTCCCTCTGATTCTAGCATCCATTAAATTAGAGAAAGCCTGTCCAGTACTTAGCAGATCATTAATTGTCTCTTTGGCTCCCTTGGCTCGCTCTTCGTTCTCTTTTTGGATTCTGTCTAGCCTGGACTGGTGAGCATCCTCCTCAAACTGCTCTCTAACTCGTATAGCTGCCAATTCAGCATCTGCCTCTCTACCAGTAGCCAATCCCAGATCCTCAATCCTTGCGATCTGATCTTCCATTCTCTGTCTCTGGGCTCTTCTCTTTTTGCCCTCATCATCTAGAAAAGAATCAGTGATCTGATTATCAAGAGTTCTCTGGAGGTTCAGTTCTTTAATCTGATCCTCTCCCAATAAGAGAGCCTCCTCCATCATCTTTTTATATCGCTCTTTGGCTTTTAGAGCTCTTTCATCTTGCTCCGCTCTTCTCTTGCTTTGATTAGCTGCCTCCTTGGTCCCATCTGCTAACTCTCTCTCAAGATTTACCATCTCCATAGCTTTATCTGTAGCTTCGGATTGCATAGCCTCTATAGCTGCTCTTTGGGTAGTCTGATCGGTTATCTGCTGGAGAAGGGCTTTCTCTAATTTCATTAGTTGCGCAGTCTCAGAGGCTCCTTCTTTTGTTAGGTCAATATTATTTTTTACTGTGTCAGTCTGTAATTGAAAAGTCCTTAATCTCTCGATCTCAGATTCTGATAGAACAACACTAGAACTACCAGCTTCAAAATACGCATCTGTTAAAGATCTAATTGTCTTTAATAATAAATTAGAATCATCTATATTCTCTTGAACTGATTCTAAATTGGTTCTAAATGACTCACTCGCAGTCTCTCCAGCTTTGCTCAGTTCAAATTCATACTGTGTGATCTGTCCTGTTAAGAGTTTATATTCTAGCCTCTGCTGTCTCAGTTTGGATCCAGCATCTTCTAAATTCAATTGTTGCTCTTCTAGACTTGCATTGAGTAACTTTTGAGCATCTTTTAATTCTAGAGTTAATTGTCTAGCCTCTTCCAGAGCTTGCTGGTGAGATACAAAGCCCAGAGTTAACGCTCCAAGAGCCACAGCTCCAGCAATTAACAAAGGATTGAGGGCTAGAAAACTCTTTCCCAGTCCCTCAGCTACTGCGAAAGTATCCGCTAAACCATCAGCTGCTTCCGCTAATTGTGGGTTGACATCTCTAAGAGCGATCCCAATCATAGAGAATCCCCGATCAACATCTCCAGCTTGATCAGCTGCCTCCTCCATTCTCTCCTCTGCAGCTCTCGCACTAGCTGCTAGATTATCAAATTGGTGGGCTCCTCTAGCTGCTGTACTAGCTGCCTCTTTAGCTGCTTTCTTGCTAGCCTCTGCTGATTTCTTAGCTGCTTTCTCCGCTTGCTTTAGTTGCCTATCTAAAGCACCCACCATCTTTTTAGCTTCGGCTTCGGTTACATTAGGCATCTGCTTAAGCTTAGCAATTAGATCCTTGAGATCTGCTTTATAGGAGATATTAATTGATCTGTTTTCTGTAGCCATTTAGATCCTCTTCATTAAGTCATCGGCTAAAGCCTGGACTACTTTTCTAGCTGCTTTTCTTTGTGGTGATATCATTGTAATCTGTGATACTCTTTTCCCTGTTGGCTGGATGATATCTCTACCTTGAGCATCCTCTGAATCTATCCCATATTTGATAGCCCAAGCATAGGGAGCGTTATTCCTTAGATAGCCCTCAAATGATCCATCTGCATTGATTCTATAGCCCCTCTCGAATCTTTTATAACTGCCTCTTGAGGTCTTACGAAAGAAGAGAACTTTTCCATCTCTGTCTCTTCTTACTTGAGGCTTTCTAACAGGCCAATCCTTTTTGGCTTGTCTTTCTATCTCTTCCAAGGTCCCATCTATAATCTTCTTAGCATTGGGAGCCACCTTAGCAAAGAATCCAGTATATAACTCTTGGAGGTCTGTATCAATACTAATTGTAGCGTTGCCCTTAGTGGTTGTATAGCTCATATCTTGCCTCTAATCATCCTCTCCATTCTATCTCTTTTTTGTTGCTCTTGCCTCTCCTTTTTGGAGTCTGAATCTTCGTGAGCCAATCTAAACTCCGCTAACAATTTGATCTTAAGATTCTCATCCAATGTATAGAACCAATTAGGCTCTTGACCCCATCTAAGGGATATCCTCAAGGCTAGGAGATCTAGCCCTCCTCTTGTGGTGTAAAATTTGCAACTTCCTCAACCTCTCTCTCTGTTGGGATCTGTCTCATCATCTCTAATAGAATCTCTGATCCCATATCATATACTTGACCTGGACTCACTCCAGCATCCAACAAACGATCTAGAATCTTATGTCCAAATTTCACAGGGTCTCCAGAGTGTACTGGATACGCTGGGAGGATTCTAGCGTGGTCTACAGCTACTGCTATAGCACTAGCGCAAAGCCTACCAAGTTGAGCCCTATTCGGATCAGATCCCCATATACTGACAAAGTCTAAACATGTAGCTATTGAATTGGGGATCTTTGTTTCGTGGGTCCCCAATTTACCTAGATTTATCATTCTGTACCTCTTAATTAGATTATGCTGGTCCTGTAACCGTTACTCCACCATAACAGGTAAAGTTTAAAGTAAACGAACTAGGATCACCCTCTGAGAAGTCCAAAGAACAAACACATTTTGATAAGACTACTGCGTGATCTGCATCATCTCCAAAGTCTGTACCCTCTGCTGTGTATCGGATATCTATTGTATAGTGTTCTACATAAGGAACTCCAACTAATCCAGTAGATACATTAGCTGCATAGGCTCCAGTTTTATTGATAAAGTCTCGAACTGATCCAGCCTCTGATCCATCTGTAAACTGTCTAAAGTGAAAACTAAACGATCCAGTTTTGGCTTGTTCATCCTGTCTCCGTACAGCAGAAAAGTTACCCCGATCCATTACCACCAATTCAGAGAATTGTTGAGGATCTGAGAATGAGAAATTTCCATCCTCATAAGCTACATCTAATGTTACTGGTGAACCTGTACCATCTATAAGCTGAATAACTCCATCTCGTTTGGTCTTGGGTACTGTTGAATATGCCATTTTTGACTCCTATAATATGGATACAATGTATCCGATAAATTCAAATTGTGTGTATTATATTGAAAGATAATTGTGTGATAATGTATTCTTGAGATTCTGTAACAGTTCTAACACTCTGGAGATATCTAATTGTGAATTTGTTGTCACTAGAATAAGCCTGGAGTACTCCATTGATTACAGTCTCCTCACAGTCCAGAGCTGCATCATAATCTATAGGATATACATCTAAGGGTCTCAATCTGTATGCAAATGTGATCATCATCGGAGTATTAAGAACCACACCCACAGATCTCCTCTGTCTCTCATCCAGAGCAGTACTAGAGGCTACAGATATAGCAAATGCTTTGTGAGCCACTGTATTCTCAACTCTACCGAAATAATCTGGAGTGTGTTTGGACTCCTTAAAACCTGTAAGAGCTGCCACCTTGATCGCTAATTGCTTTCTAATGCTGGAGAGAGATTGAGCCATCTATATTATCTCCGCTTTCTGAAATTGCCATATCTCCCCGGATTACTCAGATAAATTACTGGCTGTTTAGCCACTCTATTATCTGGCTGATCTGGGAGCCCATTATGGTCATAATCATATACAAAGTTTATTCTTTTCCACTCATCGTTATACTGTCTGAAATGCTCATTTGCTAAGTCTAAATATCTTCCGTTAGATTGTCCAAGGCTGGAATGGAAGTCTCTAAAAATATAGTATAGAGAGAGATTTTGGTGGGAACTTCTGAAAGCTTCGGAGCTCATAATTAGATATTCTAAGCCTCCTCCCTCAGTTCTTAATCTCTGGATCATTGTGTACCAAGCCTCATCTATATAAGTTTGGTAGCTGGTGAGGTTGCTAGGTCTGATATCTGCTAGTTGAGAATAGGTAGCAGTGAGATCTCCATCTGATACTACTGGATAGAGTCTCCGCTTGACTAGAGCACACATTCTTCGAAAGATATAATCCTCACCCACAATTGTGATCTTCCACTCTTGGAGATAGCCCTCTCCATAGTTTAACGTATCTGGAAGAGATCCAGCAGAGTGTACATAGGTGGATACATTTGCTGGGAAACTAGCAACAGCATTATCCACCAATTTATCCTGTGTAGGACTATAGAGGGTATATCTCACAGCAGAGGGGACAGCCAAGGCTCCATCTCTGTATACTGGGAGTGTGGTGGTGTTACCCATCTCTCTCTCTAGGAGTTCTGGGATCTTGATCTGGGGTGCATAAGGGGTGCTAGTTGGCATCGGTGATCTCTTTGTAGATATTGATTCCTTGCTCTTCGTACCTCTGCATAAAAGATAACATATCCTCCGCTATCTTGTAGCTCTCATTTAGTTTGATCTTAATCTCTGGAATATGCTGAGATGCTGATAATCGGTTGATAGTTTTATTGTGTTGGATCTTCATCAGTTCCCAGAAATGAGGCTCTATAACGTGAAAGGTCCCATCTAGAATGAGACTAGCACTCCACTGGAGAAAGCCTTTCTCATCGAATGATCTTAATAGTGTATTCCCTACTACTCTCACACTCTCCCATTTAGGAGCGTGATATCTTCCACCTCGTACAGGATACACAGAGATGTATTGATATTTTGATGGTTCTAGATAAATCCATCCTTTCTGCTGTAGTTTTCCAATTCGTGATCCAGCGTTCCCAATTTCTCCGCTGATCTGGTGGACTCCGTTAACGCCTGGAACTACTCTTTCCATTCTGACAGTAGGTAAGAAATAGCCCCTCTTTTCCATCTTTGTACTCTTTCCAGATTTTACTGGAATATCAATATACGCAAATCTCCAATTAGATGGATGCCATTTATAATAGAATGGATGATTTGGAGATGCTGGGAGGAGCTTTTGCTCTGCTGTTTGGGAGATTGGAGCCCAAGGCTGTGGGGTGAATTTGTTAGTCATTTTGTACCTCTAAAAATTATAGATAGAGAGGACCCAATGGATCCCCTCTTCTAATAGTGTAATTATACTGCTGTTGCAATCTCAACACCGCGATCATCATCGATGATAGCCATACCTAGATAGCAGTGTCCTACAATTCGAGTGATCGCTTTAGTAGCATCACGATCCATCTCGATAAGAACCTCACCCATATCCATAGACTGAGCAGCTCCAGCCAATGCTTGAGGAGTACCAGTACCGTAACCAATAGCACCAGGTCCGAACATAGCACCTTGGTAATTAGATGTATCATCCAAGATGTAACTAGATGTGTAGATCTCTACACCCATAAAGGTCCCTTTAAAGTGAGAGCCTTTAGCCTCAAGAGCTTCATAAGATGCAGGTGCATAAGCTAGAGCATTGTTAGCCTCCGCTCTGATTGAATCTTGCAGATCTGCGAATTGTTTAGGATGCAATACAGCAACATAAGGACCAGGGGCTCCTTTGTTTGTTCCGGCAGCTTCTAGAACTTGTACACAGTCCAAGAATACAGATACACTTAATGCAGCTCCAGCTCCCTTCTGAGCAGTAAAACCAGTAAAAAGAGCAGCTGTAAGCTTAGCAAAAAGAGCCTCATAAGATTTGGAGATGTGTTCTGCAATACGAAAAGGATCGATATCACCTGCACCCATTCCGGTCATAGATGCCATATCAGTGATAGAGTAAGCTAAAGCATTTCGCTTAACTACTAGATCAACATGTCCATCTACAAGAGCCTTATCAGATACAGCATCTGCTTCAGTTCCACCTGTGAATTGTGAGAAGTCAGATTCTCCATCTAGGAAAGCCTTTCTAACTCGAATAGTATCAGATCCAGAGCCATTGATCGCTCCAACAAAGTCAACAAATGGAGTGTTTCTAAGGTTTACATTATCGTTTAAAAGTAATCTAATCTCTTGAGAGATCATTTGAGCCAATCGTAGATCACCTACTAGCCCAGTATTAGTAATTGTTGCCATTTTTAATATCCTAGCAAAAAAGTTAATTAGTATTCTGTTTCTAGGCTTTCTGCTGTTTCGGGTGCGACCCTACCCAATAGATATAATATACTCTATTTTTAAGCCTGGCAAGTATAAAAAAAACCCCCTCCAAGGAGATGGAGAGGGAAACTGGAGGAGGTACAGAGCCCCAGTTTTTTAGGAGGGAATATCTTAAAGACTGGCTATGATAGCAGCTCCGCTAACGTTGATAACGGATTTAACCTTGCATTGAGTAGTAGAGATTAATTCAACTTCTACCTGTACCAATTTATCATTAGAATCATAACAGGAAACATGTACGAACTTCTTACCAAGATTATGGGTGATGGTTGTAAATGTGTTAGCTGTCAAGTTGGTAGGTGCTAACTCTGCTCTGAACTTGTTAATATCAACTAATAACTCACCATTTGATCCATTATATTGGAGCAAGTTGTTAGCACTAGCATCAGCAGAGACAGCAGCTCTAGCTCTTGCATTGGTAAAGAACAAAGCACTAGCATCCTCAGAGATCTGTGATGTATTAGCATCTAGAGCAATTTGACCAGTTCCAGAGTTGTATGCTAATCCAGCAGTATCTACAGATATAGCAGCTCGGGCTCTTGCATCTGTGAAGTACAAATTGCTAGAGTGTTCTGATACGTTTTGAGTAGTTGCATTAAGAGCATAGACACCGCTTGAATAACTTAAACCTACACCAGCAGAAAATCCAGATCGAACACTACTTAATTTAACTTTAAGTTCACCAGCTCCAGAATCATACTCTAGAAGCTGTACATCTGGACCAGCAACGGCTCCAAGAGATACAGCTCCTCTAGCTCTGGCATTAGTGAAGTAGAGGTTACTAGAACCCTCACCGATCACATCTGAATCAGCTGTTAAACTGATAGCACCTGTTCCAGAGTTATAAGCCAATCCAGAACCTGTCACCGATACAGCAGATCGAGCTCTAGCATTAGTGAAGTAGAGGTTACTAGAACCCTCACCGATCCCATCTGTGTTAGCAGTTAAAGAAAAAGCACCATTAGCGGCATCATATCCCAAGCCAGATCCAGCAGAGAAAAACGCTCTGATCTCACCTTGATCAGCAGTGATCGCACCTGTTCCAGAGTTGTAATCAATACCAGCAGATCCAGATATAAAGGATCGAACTTCTGAGGCTTGGATATCTTGCCCCTCAATCTCGGTCCAGTCTCCAGCATTGTTACCAGTACCACCATTATTGATCCAGGTCTCTGCTCTTCCACTTACACCAGTAAGGATGATAATATCACCCTCTTGTTTTTCTGATCCTGTGTAATTTCCAGAGATCCAGTTGGCTAGACTTGTAGCGGTTGTATCCACTGCTACATCAGTGATAGTCAAAGGCTTAAGTTTTAATTTTAAATCTCCTCCCTCGGTTACTAACTCAGCATAATTAGCAGAGTCTGAGGCTATACCAACTACAGAATTGGCTTCCAAATAGCTACGGGTTACAGCGTGGTTATCAGCGGATGGGGCTTGGTTTAGTTGTACCACTCCCTCAAAAATATTTGTCGGTGCTAGAAATTGCATCGTTTACTCCATAAAATAAGATTATTAGGGGACTCTCTCCCCGTGATAATCTTACCTCAAGATAACAGATCCAGAGGTTGAATTTTGGAAAGTAATTCTAACCGTGTTCACATCAATATGAGAGACTGTAGCACTAGCGATCTGATCATTCACTATCACCTGTACAAAGGGCTTGAATCCATAATCGTGAGTAATTGACACTTGAGTAACATTATTAAAGTTAAAGCTCTGAGGTCTCCTATGGACTGGGACACTATAAACAGCCATAGCCTACTCCTCAAAAACTAGAGAGACCGTTGCGCTAGCTGCGCTCTTTGTCTCTATGTATATAGCATTGGTACGATTCGAGCCCCTACCTAATTTCACTGATAGCTTGGCTCCTCCATCTATAAAGTCTTTATGTTGTGATAGGCTTTGTCCATCGGTCCCAACATTGGACCAATAGATCTGGTGAGTCTCAGATCCAATTGTAACAGTTAGACACGTTCTAGGAAGTATGATCTCTGTAGCTGTTTGGTTTGCTGTGAACGTTTTCACAATTGGATACAGATTCTCACCAGTGAGATCTAGAGCCATAATATCCTCCTATCTGGATCGCCAAGCCTTTTTAATAGCATCTCGATTCTGAGCGTAGAACTCTGGATCTGTAGCTGCCCTTTTTAGAATATCACCAGATTGGACTGGAGCTGGTTTGGTTCCAGTGTTTGTCTTAGGTGGTAGCATCAAAGGAGGAGGCTCTATCTCTTGAGTTTGGATCTCTGTTGTTTCCACAGTTGCCTCTTGAGGTTTAGCCTGGGAGAGATGTGGTCTCAGTACCAGAGGAGCAGATTCTGGGGATTCTTTGATCTCTCGGATCCAGTCCTCCAAAGGAGTCTCCACTCCAGCCCTCTGATAAGCCCATTCTAGAGCATCTCTGATCTCTGGATCTGTGAATCCTAGATCGCTCATCATTGTTACTCTAGAATACTTTGTCTCCGCACTCTGTAAGGATTCTTCTAGAGTTGAGATCTGCTCTTGGAGTTTGGTTATCTTGCTAAGCTCTCCACTCTGAGAATCGATCTGCTCTTGGAGTGTAGCAGCTTGCTCCTCCGCTTGGATTGCTCGGTTTGATAGTTTGCTAATTCGATCTTTGAAAGCTGCCTCAATTTCTGACTTGAGTACAAACTCTTCTCCATCGTGGTTAATTGTTTTCATTCAGTACCTCACTAAATTGTAGTTTTCTGTTGTTAATGTATCTTAAAAAGGAGCGTATCGCTATATCTCGATCAGTCCAAGGCATCTCAAAAGCGATATCCAAAAGAGGCTCTATATCCTCTAATGGTAGCCAATGATCATTGGCTCCCAATTCTTCTATCAGTTCTCTCCGCTTATCGTAGTAACAACATTCTGGATGAGTGAGTCTAATATAGAGAGATTCAGCCCATCCATCTACTGTTAACCATTCGATCCTAGCATCTGTATCTGCTGGGAGATTGCACTCCTCACATAGCATCATAGAAACTCCGCTCTCTCCCTACGTATCTGGAGGAGATACTCTCTAGCCTCTCGATCATCCATATCCGGGTACATCATCATAACAGCCTGGACTGGAGAGATGAGTCCGGCTTGCATCTTGCCCACAATATCCTCTCTCTGGGCTCTCATCTCATCAGATGTCAGAGGGAGAGAATGATAACTAATTCTATAGCCATCCTCTGGAAGAGAAGTCCCAAGAAAGCGATTAGCAAGAATAGCAGTCTTAGACAAAAGCTCCTCATCTCCCAATCTAAAGATCGGAGCAAATTTCTTTTGTGCCTCTCTTTGTCCACTCTTAGAAATGGCTAAACTGTATCCACTTCTAGGATCTCCGCTTTGTCTTGAGATATCAGAGGGAGATAGTCCAGCTGCTAATCCCACTCTCATCTCATATTTGGAGATTGATTCTAATAGAGCGTGAGGATCTGTAGGGATTGAAAAGGAACCTACTAGAGGCTGTCCTTGTGCATCTGGATCCTGTGTGAATACTAGGATTGAACTTGGATCCGTTGCTATGCTGGACCTCCGCGCTATTTCATTCTGATCCATCTGTGATAATCCAGCTACAGATAATCCAGCAACATATTTCTGAGACCAACAAGCATCTCTTACAAGGTGAACCCACATAGAATAGAGTACTGCGCTAGTTAGAGAACCATAGACCATCTGAGAGGCATTATATGAATCCCAGAGAAAGCCTGTTTTTTCAGCGTGATATAGAACCACTGGGAGAAATGGAACCCCATTAGAATCTTGATAGGGATAGTCCTCTCCTCTATGGGTAGGATGTCCCATATACATCTCACTGACATCCTCACCGAGGCTCCCATCTTGGTTAATTACATACATCCCAAATATTGCATTATTAGGGTTTCTAATATCTAGTACATCTGCTACCCATCTATTTTTACCTTTTTCATCTACTCGGAGTCTGGCCTCTTGATAGTAAACTGGGATGTCTGGCTGATCTGGATGAGCTTCACAGTATAATAGATCTGGGGTTACTATTCTATACTGTATCCCCTCTGCAAGTGTTGACCCTCCAACAGTATGAGGATTCACATCTATTCTAATAGCTGTCTCTCTAAGTCCAATTACCATCTG